CAATAGATTTACTGTTGCTACTGGTGGCAAGACCTATGAGATTCCAATCAAGACAGCTACCACAAAGCAAGAGTACCCTACCGCCAAATGGAGCTGGTGGAACCCAAGACTTTTGATGGGCCTAGATGGTGGTGTCAATATCACCAATGTCAAAGGAGAATTCACGCCACATATTGGTGTTGGAATTATGTCCTATGGTCAGTATAAAACTACACCAGACTTCTCAATCCTAGAGGTTGGTTTAGGGTATGGAACTGTAAACAAAACTGGTCAAGTAGTGGTTACGCCAGTTGCCTATAATATAGGTAAGAATCTTTTCTCGCCACTAATGAACAATACATATATTGGCCCCAGCCTTTCAATAGGCACCGATGGCTCTGTCGGAGCAGGAGTGGGTCTAAGGGTAGGTTTTTGATGCTACACATTCTCACTTTGACATGGAACGCTGCTGATAAGTTGTCTAAGCTACATGAAACCCTCATGCCAGCTTTAGAAGGAATTGACTTCAAATGGTGGATCAAGGACAACGCCTCTAAGGATGATACTGTTGCCAGAGCTTCCACATGGGGAGATAAGGTAGTTTGCATCCCTTACAAAGATAATCGACAGAACTTCTCAGAAGGCTGTAACTTCCTTTTCAATGAGGCAAAGCCTGCTGATAATGATTATGTCATGTTGCTAAACAACGATATCATCTTCAATGATACTGACTCTATCAAGAAGATGCTGTCCATTATCGAGAATGATAAAAATGTTGGAATGGTTGGCGCACGCCTATTATACACCAACACAGACCAAATCCAACACTGTGGTGTAGTATTCAACCCAACTTACAAAACTCCAATGCACTTCCGTGCGGGCCAGAAAACAGATAATGATGCCGAGCGCGATCGTGAGTTCCAGGTGGTTACCGGCGCTGTCTGTATTACCAAGGCAGAATACTTCCGTCAAGCCAATACAACTACTAAGTCTGGTATTGCTGGAATGGATGAAAGCTATCATTGGGCTTTTGATGATGTGGATTTGTGCTTATCCATTAAGTACAATCTAAAGAAAAAGATTGTATATTGTGGCAGCACCAACATCTTCCATGAGGAAAGCGCTTCTCTGAAGAAAAACCAAGTCAATAAACTATTTTTGACTCATAACCTGCAATATCTTTTTGGAAAATGGCAGGGACGCTATGATATAGATCAGGAAGCTTATGCCAAAGATTTGAGATTGAATCTTTACCGAGCCCCACTTTGAATAAGGTGTAAATGAAGAAAGTTCTTGTAACCGGTACATGCGGTTTTATCTTTAGCAACTTTATCCGTAAGGCCATCTATGACCAAAATCAAAAGAAGCCACAGGACAGAGCATATACTTTTGTTAGCGTAGACCGAGTAACGGCCAATGCCATCAACTCTATGTATTGGAACAAGAACCATATCTTCCACCCGGCAGACATTCGTGACGCCCATGTTATGGATGTAATTTTCCAATTTGAGAAGCCGGATATTGTTATTCATGGAGCGGCTGAGACCTTCGTGGATACATCGTTGAAAGATCCAAACTCTTTTGTAACCTCCAATGTGCTAGGTACCCAAGTTGTCATCAACTCATGCCTCAAACATAAAGTAGAGAGGATGATTTACATCTCCACAGACGAGGTGTATGGGCAGCTTACCAGTGAGTCTGAAGTCGCTTGGACGGAAGAGTCGCCACTCAATCCTAGAAACCCCTATTCGGCCTCTAAAGCGGCCGGAGAGCTAATGGTCAGAGCAGCCCACCAGACTCATGGGCTAATTTATAACATTACTAGAAGCTCCAACTGCTATGGTCCCCGTCAGCTTCCCGAAAAGCTGGTTCCCAAGGCGATAAAGTGCGTTCTAGAGGGTCAGAAAATCCCCATTTATGGTCAAGGTCAGCAGATTAGGGATTGGACCTATGTAGCAGATAATTGTACCGCCATTATGGCAATTTTGGACCGTGGTAAACCCAATGAGGTTTATAATATTTCGGCTAATCAGGAATTTACCAATATTGAAACCATTAACCTAGTTTGCAATGCTATGAGTAAGGGACACGATTTGATATCCTTTATTCCAGATCCAAGAACTGGTCACGATTTTAGGTATGCTATTGATACTACTAAAATTCGAGAATTGGGCTGGAAGCCATCTTACAAATTCAAGAGCGGCATCGGAGATACAGTACAATGGTATCTGGATAACCAATGGTTTTTGAAGTGATATAGTAGGACGCACAGGAGAAATAATGCCCGCAACGTCAGTAACCGAACAAGGTCAAAAAGAAGAAGTAGTGGACGATGTATCCACCGCAGAAGTAAAGCCGTCTGAAACAGTAGACGTCAGCAAATTAGCAGCACTAAAGGCTAAGAGCCAAGCCAAGCAAGAGGAGAGTAAGATGGCAGCAAAGATTGTGTCAAAGAAAGATAGAAGTATCGTATTAGGAGTTCTGGGATCAGGCCAGGCCGGCTCTAGAATTGCTGAGGCTTTCTATAAGCTCGGCTACGATGCTATTGCAGTCAATACTGCCATGCAGGATCTCAAATTCATTGACATCCCAGATTCAAACAAGCTTTTGCTTGAGTATGGATTGGGTGGGGCTGCCAAGGAAACCGAAATTGGTCGTGCGGCTGCCGAAGCACACCGTGGAGAGATTCTTCAATTGGTCAATGAGAAGCTACAGGGCTCGCAGGTCAATGTACTTTGCTTGAGCTTAGGTGGCGGTTCTGGTGCAGGCTCTTGCGAAACTATGGTAGATGTCCTGTCAGGACTTGGTAAGCCACTCGTGGTTATCACTGTGCTACCAATGGATACTGAAGACGCTCAGACCAAAGCTAATGCATTAGAGACTCTATCTAAACTAGCCAAGCTTACTCAGACCAAGAAGGTCAATAATCTAATTGTAGTAGACAATGCTAAGATTGAAGCTATCTATCATAACATTAGTCAAGTGGATTTCTATGGTATTGCCAATAAGGCTATTGTAGAGCCAATTGATATTTTCAATACACTTTCCTCCATGGCATCGTCAGTCAAGGGGCTTGATCCAATGGAATGGGGAAAGCTCTTTACAGATGGTGAAGGTCTAACCGTCTATGGTGAGTTGACTATTGAGAACTTTGCCGAAGATACTGCTATTGCAGAAGCTGTTGTCAATAACTTGAATGGCAATTTACTGGCTGGTGGATTTGATCTTAAGCAGTCTAGATATGTTGGTATCATCATTGCCGCTAACAAAGAAGTTTGGTCAAAGATTCCAAGCTCCAGTATTACTTATGCTATGGCAATGGTCAATGACCAATGTGGCACTCCGAAGGGCGTGTTCAAAGGTATTTACACCATAGAAACGGCAGACCCGGTTGTCAAGGTCTACAGCATGTTCAGCGGTCTTGGATTACCCGAATCCCGCGTCACTCAACTGAAGAAGGATGCGGCGGAACTTACACGGTCTGTCAAGGGCAAAGATGAACAGCGCAATCTGTCTCTTAACCTAGACACTGGTACCAACGAAACTGTCTCTGCCGCTCAAAAGGTTAAAGAGAAGATTGCTGCTAAGTCTTCCGCTTTCGGCAAGCTAGTTGGTGGTGTTGTTGATAGGAGAAAGTAATGGAAACTGATGTCCTAAAACACTTCATTGGTAAGGAAGTAGAAGTCCTTGTCTCTGGTGTATGGATTGAGGGCCACATGCAGCCTATTACAAAAGGAATTGTAACTCTATTACCCGTGGGTGATGCTATTTCTTTTTATGGACCGGCAGCTTGCAAAGCAGAAGTGATTATGGCTATTAGACAGGTAATACGTTCTGGTCAAAAAATAGCAGAACCATTCCCAGAAATAAATCAATCGCCAGCTATTAGATCAAGCATGGAGTCAGTTACTCCAGGACAACGTTTCAAGAGGAACCAATGAAGAGAGCTAAAAGAATCACTAAGCGTCAGAAAAAAGCATCTGCTAAATTTCTCAAAGAGTTGACGCAGACTCAGCCCGAAATTACTATCAAGGCCAAATCTTCAAAGACTAAGCCTCTAATTACTCTAACCAAGTATTTGGAGAACCAGGCTAAGAAGAAGTTGGATAAGGCAGAACACCGACAAGCGAAGCGTACTGCCAAAGAAGAGCACAAGCACGATCATAAACACGATCATGAACATGAGCATAAATGAGATATGAAGTTCTAACCAACTACTTCGGACAACATGTAGAGGTAGCCATTATCAACAAAAATTTTAGCGGCATTCTAAGACAAGCCGAATCAGATAATGGTTTGAACGATGTTGTTGAAGTAGAGCCCGCAACTGATTATGCTAGAAAGCGCTATGGTTCCGCTATATTAGACGTGGAGACCATCACTTCCATTAGGGCAATTAAGCCGCATACAGATGAAGACGATGACTGTTGCGACGAAGGCGTATAAACAAAATAATTGGTGGTATGTATGACAAATTTGATCAAGGGACTTGATGTTTCCATCATTCAAGGTAATATAGATTTCAAAGCAGTAGCAGCTACTGGAGTTCAGTTTGTTGTTTGCCGTTGTGGTGTTGGTAATGGCGGAATTGATAAGCTTTACAAACAAAATATTGCTAATGCTAGGGCCGCCGGCCTCAAGGTAATGGCGTATCATTTCATTTACCCTCTACCTCCTTTAGCGTCTCAGCCTTTACGTGACCCCAAAGCTCAAGCAAAGATGCACGTTGATGCTGCTGGTGGCGAACTAGCCGCTTGTGACTTGGAATGGCCAGCCCCAGAAGACTGGGCTAAGTGGAATTGCACTGCCGCACAAATTACCAAATGGTCTATTGAGTACTTAGAGGAGTATGAGCGCCTCAGTGGTATTAGACCAATTGTTTATACCTACCCATATTTTGCAAAAGCAATCAACCTGCCCGCCTCGTTTGGTCAGAAGTATAAGCTATGGATTGCAAGTTATCAAACAGGCTCTCCAGCTATTCCAAAGCCATGGACCGACTGGGTAATGTGGCAATACTCTGGCGGGACCGGCCCTGAAGCACAGCATCTTCCAAGTGGCGCGCCTGTAGATGGTGATAGAGTAAAAGATTTATCTCTATGGGACGTAGTAGAGGCTCCCGTACCAGATCCGGTACCTGTGCCAGATCCAGTGCCTCCAGTTGTTGACCCGCCCGCGCCTCCTGATCCTGTACCGGACCCAACACCTGTAGCGCCACCGCCAGTGGTAGTCCCTATTAAGCCAACTGCTTGGTTACTAGTGTGGCAACTGCTTTCTGGGCTATTCAATAAGTTCTTCAAGAGATAACCATGCCATCTCAGTATGTAGTTCTACAATATGGTAACGTCATGACAGGCGAGTACCTAAATATTGCAGTGTATTCATATGATATGGATGAAGAGAAGCCAAAAGTGTATTCTAAGTTCTTAGAGAACTGGGCTCGTGTCAATGCTGCTTTTGGAGGTGTCAGAGATGGCATCTTTGAAGACATTCTCGATCATTGGCTCAAAAAGATTGAAACCAAAGAAGCCCTCAAAGAGGCTATTAAGAATAGCAATTCTCCATATTCTAGTTTGTTGTTCACCGAGCCCCGAGCTTCGCTAACTGCCGGAGAAACCTTGGCAGAAGAGATGGCGAAGACGTTCCTTGTTGAGTAAGATTTGTCGAGAAAAAGGTGCCAGTTATATATGGTATCTGTATGGCAAAGATCATCATCAAAGGCAATACCTCGCAAATTATCGAAGAAGCGGATGTAGAACACATTCTCGCTCTCGATAAGCATTTGTCATTTTACATAATAGGTGCTGAGCACACCGCCGCCTTCAAAGGGTATCTCAATCGTGATGGTGATTGGGTCAAGTGGGATGGTTTTAAAAAGCTTCTCACGCCAACTCTACAATTCCCCACCGGATTGGTTGAACGTATCAAAGACTTCTATCAGGAAGCTAATAAGCCTCTTGAAATTATGGATAGAAGGACTGCTAAATCTACCGGCAAACCACGCAACATCCTCGACAATTTGAAAAAGATTGGCAAGGAACCCTACCCCTATCAAACGGAAATTCTCGATGTCATTGACAAATATGATCGAGGAATTATAAAGGTAGCTACGGGTGGAGGAAAGTCTCTCATCGCTGCGCTTATTGCTGCAAAATTGGGCAAGAAGACGATCATCTATGTCATTGGTAAAGACCTACTTTACCAATTCCATGAATTCTTCTCGCAGTGTTTTGATGAGCCTATCGGCATTATTGGCGATGGCCAATGTATAATTCATGATATCAATATAGCAAGTGTTTGGACCGTTGGTCAAGCTATTGGTATGAAGAAGAATGAAATCTTACTAGACTCTGACGATGATGAAAATCCTCTCAACAAGGAGAAGTATGCTAACATTCTGAAGATGATGAAGGAGACTAAACTCCATATCATTGACGAATGCCACATGTCGGCCTGTGAAACCATTCAACAGGTTTTCAAACACTCCGCTTCAGAATACATATACGGACTCAGTGGTTCCCCTTGGCGTGATGATGGCGCTGACCTAATGATTGAGTCTATCCTTGGTAAGTACATTGTCAATATTCCGGCTTCAAGACTAATTAAAGAAGGATACCTAGCACAGCCATTCATTAAGTTCCGTGTTACGCCACCATACCCTTATGAATTAGAAAGGCAGTACCAATCAATATACAAAAATTATATTTTAGAAAATGATGC